TCGGGGTCAGGCATTTTGTTCTTGGGGTTTAGATGGGACAACAGGGTCCCTTGATCGATTTTTAATTACAATGAACGCATCATTGTTGTACTTACGGGTGCCTTTAAGAGGTGCCCACTTGGTGCCTGCACCATCAATACCATAGACTGAAGTTCCACCGACCTCAATATGAAGGTCATCATTACGAACGTCCCACCCAAGGTCAGCAACCAGTTGGGTGAGAGCTTCTTGAGTCCATCGCATCAGAGATTTTCCTCTTGTTCAGATTGAATTACAACATCACTAGTAGGATAGGCAACACATGTAAGGATAAAACCTTGTTCCATCTGTTCATCATCTAGGAAAGTTTGGTCACTGTTATCTACAGTGCCTTCAATAAGTTTGCCTGCACAGGTAGAGCAAGCACCAGCACGGCAGGAGTAGGGCAGAGCAATGCCTGCTTCTTCTGCTGCCTCAAGGATGTAAACATCATCATCACAAGGGAAGGTCTGCTCACCATCAGGGGTTTGCATAGTAACGTTGTAAGTAGCCATTAGTAAGTTTCAGCAAGTTGTTGTATGGAGTATGCCAACAATACAAAGAAGGCAACTGATGTAAGTGTAAAGAAAGATGCTGTCATTGTCAACTTATGTCAGAAGATGCCGAAAAAGAGTTTGCCAGTGGCAAGGTAAGATACGGCACCAAAGATGATACCCATCATTGCCCAACGACCATTATACATCTCCGTGGTCTGCATGGGAGTCATCAGTCCCTTGCGGTTGTACTCTTGATACACCATCTCGGGCTCCTTTGCCCACATGTTTTGTTGACCGTGCTCATTAGTAGTGACTGTCATTTGTAAATAATTGTAACACACTTAATATATATTACAACTTTTCTTTACATTTGTCAAGTTGATGGGAATTTGATTACATCATCACTCAGATTAGGAATGCTAATGTTGTAGTCAGGATCCCAAGGTTCAGCATCAGGGAAACTGATAGCAGACTCTGGTTCTTGATCATACATGGCACGAAGACCAGTGTAGTGACGCCAGAGATCACCAAGGAATCCGACATCACGACGTTGTTCAATACCAGTGATCAGAGCAACACCTGCTGCTTCAACAGCAGATGACAGATAAGACTTCATATTAGGCTTTGACATCATCTTTTACATAGCAGGGTACAGTTGCAGGATCCAACCACTTGGTATATTCAAAATCCATCATGGCAGTATCCATCTGCATACCATTGTCACAGAGATACATGTCACGATATTTACCAGTGTAGGAATCCACCTTCTGAATACGATAATCAGGTTGACCATTTAATTCAATGGTTCCAACCTGAACGTATCGATATGGAAACCGTTCCAGGAGAACAGTTGGTTTCTTCATTGGGTCACTTGCGAACCCACGTATCATACCATGGGGTCAACGCAGTGTCAACATGGCAGTAGGAATGTCGATGTCTGCCTTGATCATGATATTGAAATTGATTGTGGTCCTCCACTTTGTGATCTGACCTTCATCATTCTGTTCAGGATCCCAGAAACCAACCTCATATGCATGAGGCAGAGCAGAATCCCAGAACATCATGTCACCAACTTCGGTTTGCATACCAACCACACCACTGTTGTGGGGACCATAGTCCTTGTAGTTGGGTTCGATCACTCGGAAGGCAGGACGGGGATCGTAGAACAATGTGGGAGAAGCACCTTCAGGCATATCAACGTAGATACATCCTGAAAGAAGGGAGTTGGAATGACTATGAATGGGATGTCGGTATCCAGGACCAGCCTGGTTGATCCACATCTCACTGACATAGCAGTCTTCATATGAAACTTGATTCCAATCTAGAACCTTACGTGCAGATTCATAGATCAGATCAACCAACCATTGAAGTTCTTCTTTTTCATTACACTTAGTGTTCTCACTGATCCTAAAGTTCGTCAGTTGAGAAGGACCTGCTGCACAGTCTGCTTCTACGAACTTGCGAATTTCATCCAGATTCTGTTCAATCTGTGGGAGTTGGAACTTAAAAACATTTGTAGGAAATAGAGTTGCTACCTCCTTCAATTCCTGTGTATCGTCTTCTGGTACATTCATGATTATCAATTGAGATAACAATGTCGGTAAGAGGACTTGAACCTCCACGAATTACTTCACTGGAACCTAAACCCAGCGCGTCTACCAATTCCGCCATACCGACAAAAAAGGGGAGATTGGGTCTCCCCTCATGCTCGCCACTTACTTTTTCTAAAGTAAGAAACATAAATGGGTCAATGACTCCACCACCTTATTTTAGGAACAAGGAAACCCGAGAATCCAAAGGGATCATCCCGACCAGGGTTGTTAACGTGTCTCCATCACGGCAGGAGTCGTCCATCCGCACCACCAAGTTTTGCCTAGAACTTGGAAACTACACATAGGCAAGATCATCATAAAGGTTATTAGCAAGAATCTCATAATCTTCATCAGGGTCACCGTAGAAGTCAACACCTTTTCTTTGATAAAATGCAAGCACTTTATTATAGAGAGAAGGATGTTCTACATCTAGAGTGACATCACCACAAGCAGCAGAACGAAGGATGTCCAAGAAAGGACGAAACGTTTGTTCAATAGTCATGGGCCTATACCTATTCGACTGGGTTACTTCCTCAGATGAGGAACGGGTTAGGTAGGACTCGAACCTACGACCGACTGCTTAGAAGGCAGTTGCTCTATTCCACTGAGCTACTAACCCACGGCACCTCAGGTGCTGGGTAGTAACTCTTCCAGTTCTCGAATCTCAAGGTTTACAAGTTGTGCTTCCTCAAAATCACCGTCCTCAACTAGGACGTGAAGTTCATCAATCAGGGTCTCAATCATAGTTTCAATTTCATCAAGTGAATCAAACGAGAACATTGGGGTTTCCATCGACTGACTTAGTAAGTATAGGGTGAAAACTGCTGGGTGTCAAGAGGTCCAGGGAAAATAATCTTTTCTCATGTACCGACCCAGTATGTTGCTGTTGTAGTAGAGGGGAACGTTGGGTTCCAGTTCCTCTGTCAGCACATTATTTAGGAACAATTGTTTTGTTTCTTCAAAATTACACTGACCTTTCGTACTATGTAGTGACAGAATCTTTCGTTTGAAGTTGTGTTTGCCGTACTTTTTTACGTCATCTTTTAGTTCAGGACAGGAACCGTAGTATTTTTTCCAGTCTGATTCTTGTTTTACTTTTCTTTTCTTTCCAGGAGGCGTTCTAAATGACCAGAAATACTTTCTTCCAATGTAGTGTCTACCGTTGAGGATATTGGTAATTTCATAAACAAAACCAAAGTAGTCCCGAACATCGTCACTATCAAAAGTTTGTTCCAGATAGGTCCAGGGGTTGTCGTACATTCATCATTTGTCTTTCTCATAATATTTAGAGTGTAATCCGATTGCCCAATCATTCCAATCTCCAGAAACATCATCATCCCATGGATCTGGAATTAAATCCCTTTCATTCTCTTGTAGTGGTTGTGTAATGCTCCCAGCATCCATGCGTCTGTCAGTTGTCTCGGACCTTCTTTCAACACACGGATTTGTGATTCTGAGAGTCGGGAGCCCATCAACTTCAGATACTCCTTCTTCCACTCTTGGTTGCTTTGTTCTATGTTCATTATCCCAAACCTCGTGAAGATCTTTGACTTGAGAATCTACTGAAGACATAGTTTTAATCACTTTGCCTTCCCAGTACCATACCTCCACGTAGGAGAATAGGTGCATGAGAATGGTATCGAAGGGTGGTTTTCGTTTTTTAATCCACCCTTTTATCTTCTGGATCGTTGTGCGTTCTCCTCCCCAGTGGTGTTCAAATTCAATACTATAGTTTGAATCCTGAGAACGAGTTTGCTTTGACATCCTGTTTGATACCCCCAATCACATACGATTCAATTTCAGTTTCTTGGGGAGCATTTTGCTGCCCCTTGCTATTTAGCCAATGTTCTGTCCATGGAAGGGGGTTTGCATTGGCATGAATGTTGAAGATTGGTTTAAGACCAATTGACTTCAAACGACGGTTAGCAATCCACTCAACATATTGCTTAAGCAACTTATCGTTGAGACCAATCATGCTGCCATCCATGAACAGATAGTCTGCCCACTCTTTCTCCTCTGTCACTGCTTTGTTGAACATCTCATAGACGTTCTCCTCTTCCTCTTGAGCAATCTCAATCATGTCAGGATCGTCACCTGCTCTCCACTTATTGATGATGTTCTGAGTCAGTACGAGGTGCTGCGATTCATCCCTGGCAATAAGGGATATAATTTTTGCTGAACCTTCCATGAGTTTAAGTTCACCAAAAGCAAAACTACAAGCAAAAGAAACATAAAACCGAATTCCTTCAAGGATATTGACATTCATCACTGCCTTATAGAGTTTACGTTTTAGTTCCTTCAGTTCCCACTTTGCTGCATCACATTCTTCTAGAGCATGTTCCCACATGTTACCAGCACCCCATTCTTGTGCTGCCCTTAGGAACTCGTCGTATGCCTTAGTAACCGACTCGGCACGTGCAAGGATACGATCATCGTCAAGGATGGTGTCAAAGACCTCAGAAGGGTTGCTGTAGATGTTCTTGATGATGTAGGTGTATGACCTGCTGTGAATCTGTTCAAAGAATTCCCAGGTCAGCATAGCACCCTCTAGTTCGGGGAGTGAGCAGTAAGGGATAAAAGCAAGCCCAGGACCACGCCCTTGTACAGAATCCAGGAGGATCTGGTATTTAAGGTTACTAGTGTAGATGTGCTTCTGCTGGGACTGCAATGTCTGATAGTCTGCTCGATCTTTCTGGAGACTGACCTCCTCAGGTCTCCAGAAATAACCAAGCTGTTGTTGATTGAGTTTGTCAAAAATCGGATACTTGTAACTATCATAACGTTGAACACCTAGAGGTTTGCCAAAAAACATGGGTTGTTTTTTAGAATCGTGCTGCTGCTTATTAAAGACCGTCATACCATCAGGTCTAGATGTTACAAGCTTCGCACTCTGATTCATTTGCATCTTCCAATTCCGTAAGTAATGTTTGCAGTTTGTCTTGGACTTTTTGTTCTTCTACTTCTACATCTTTTTTGTTGTCGTAGGTGTTCTGATAGTAAGAGGTCTTCCAACCGTATTTGTATGTAGTCAGAAAATCATTTGCAATCACCGACACAGGAACTTCATTATCAGGATAGTTCTCAGGGTTGTAAGACCAGTTACCAGAGATTGCCTGGTCAAAGAACTTCTGCATGACTGCTACAATTTTGATGTATCCTTCATTAGATTCCATATCCCAAAGAAGCGTGTAGTTTTTCTTAAGAGAATTATACTGAGGAACGATCTGAGGGAGTGGTCCTTTTTTGCTTTTCTTAATGGACAGGTAGTCTCTAGGTGGTTCGATTCCGTTTGTGGCATTTGACACAACGGAACTGCTCTCCGAAGGCATCTGTGCGGACAGTGTGCTGTGTCGCAGTCCGTGTTCCAGGATAGAGTGTCTAAGACTCTCCCAATCATAGACATAATTTGGTTCTACTAATTCATCAACGTCGGTCTTATATGTATCGATGGGAAGAATGCCATCTGCATACTTGGTGCGAACAAATCCTTCACAAGCACCTTTCTCTTTTGCAATCTGATTAGATGACTTGAGGAGATAGTATTGGAATGCCTCAGTCAAACGATGAGTTTCATGGAGAGATGCATCATCACCATACTTGAATCCAGCACGTGCCAGATAATGTGCCAAACCAATGTAACCGACACCCAGAGAACGACGATACTTGGTAGCACGTTCTGCTGCTGCCACAGGGTAACCCTGATAGTCAATCAGTTCCTCAAGACCACGAACAGACAGGTCACACAGTTCCTCTAGTTCATCGATGTTGCGAAGTTTGCCCACGTTGACAGCAGACAGAATGCACAATGCGATCTCACCAGACTCATCATCAATGTGATTGATGGGATCTGTGGGAAGAGTAATCTCTTGACACAAGTTTGACATGTAAACCTGATCCTTGAAAGAGGAGTGAGAGTTACAGTGGTCAATGTTCATCAGATAAACACGACCAGTCTCTGCACGTTCCTTCAGAAGGTCCAGGATCAGTTCCTGAGCATTGACGGTACGTCGAGGACACCCTTCGTCTTCTTCGTAGGCTCGATAAAGGTTATCGAAAGCATCAGTGCCAAAAGCATCATATAGACCAGGCACGTCGTGAGGACTGAAAAGGGAGATGTCTTCATTCTTGATAAACCGTTCGTAAAATAGTTTACTCAGTTGAATAGAATAGTCAAGTTTACGAACACGATTGTCCTCAGTTCCTTTATTATTCTTAAGGACAATGATGTCCTCTATTTCTTGGTGCCAGATCGGGAAGTGTACTGTAGCTGATCCACCTCGGATGCCATTCTGTGTACAGCATCGGACAGTTGACTCAAATTTTTTGAGGAACGGTATAACGCCTGTGTGAGCAACCTCTCCCCCTCGGATCTTGCTGTTGACGCCACGGATGCGACCTGCGTTGATACCGATTCCTGCCCTCTGAGCAACATACTTACCAATAGCCATGTCACTGCTAAAGATGCTATCGAGGGAGTCATCGACATCAACAAGAACACAGCTCGCAAATTGTCGAAGTGGAGTTCGCACCCCTCCCATGATAGGTGTGGGAATGTTGACTTTGTGCTTGCTGATTGCGTCGTAGTACCTTCTGACATAATCGAGTCTCTTTTCCTTTGGATACTCTTGGAAGATAGTGGCAGCAATCATCATGTACATAAACTGTGGAGTCTCATAGACTTCACCACTACTGCGATCTTGCACGAGGTACTTATCAACGACCTGACGTAGACCTGCATAAGTGAATAGCAAGTCACGATCATGATCAATGTAACTACCAATTTCTGCAATCTCTTCCTGACTATACTTATCAACGAAAGCAGCATCATATACCCCCAGTTCGATGCATTTGTTTACATGATCAATCAAACTAGGGTGCTCGTACCTCTTGCCATAGACCTGCTTACGAAGACCAAACAGGAGCAGACGTGCTGCAACGAACTGGTAGTTGGGTGTTTCTAGATTGATCAGGTTAGCAGCAGACTTCACAAGGATCTGCTGAATCTCATCAGTGGTAATACCATCGTAGAATTGAATACCAGAGTTCATCTCAACTAGTGAAGCAGAAACACCAGATAAATTTCTAGTTGCTTCCTCAACCATGACATGCATCTTATCGAGATCAAGAGACTCGATGCTGCCGTTTCTCTTCTTGACTTTGGTGCCGTTGCTCATACCTTTTTCCAATCGTTTAATTTAACTTGTGCCTGTAGACCAGTATAGATGTTAGAGTCTACTATATTTTGAACGTCATGTCCAGCAAGAACCATGTCGTTAATATCTTTTTCTTTGATACCCTTAGGCCAAATGACTACGGAGTTGCCGTCACTGATTGTTTTACTGATTCGATCCGTGATTTGTTTGTTTCTAGGTTCGTTATCGTAGATATAGACAGGATTGCTAATCCCGCAACCACTAACATCAACATCACTTCCACACATAGCACACGCATTCCGAATGAACGTGCTGTCGAAAGGTCCTTCTGTAATAAAGACTCTAGTTCCTGTTCTGATTGTATCAAGTCCGTAGATTTTTGGGTCATCTTCATTAAGCATGATTGTAATATATCTGAGGGTTGCCTTGGGATCTAATGATCGTCCTTGGAAACCCATCCATTCACCTTCCTCGTCTAGAAGAGGAATGATGATCCTCGCATCATCGTGATCCAATGAGTCGAATTTTGGGGTGACACTATTTACCCACCTTTTGAAATTATCTGTGTAATAGAATTTACCCAAATCAGGAATCATTCTGCTTTCAAGATATTTGCGAGCAGGATGTTCAAAATCTAGACGGTCAATCGTGGGAAGTCCTTTGCCAGGACTAACTTTGAACACAGGTTTTTCAAACGTAGATTCTTCTAGTTTAATTTGTCTCTTGGTGTAGGTCTTACTTCCTGTGAAAGACTCAAGCATATACTGACTATGAAGATCAGGTGCTTGATCCTTTAAAAATGAAGACAAAGATCTACCAACTCCACAGTTATGACACCGATAAAAGAGTCGTTGTTGTTTGCCGAAGAAGTAACCCCTTGCTTTATTCTTGTGCTTCTGTGAGTCTCCACAGTAAGGGCACCTTAGTTGGTAAAGGTCCGTCTTCTTAGTTGTAAATTTGTCACACCGTACTGATAGAAGTCGGACAAACTTCACGTCCACAGGATTCATAAGCCACCAAGGATTGCCTTGCGTCTATCTTAGCACTCTTCTGTGCGGGAGTCAACTGCAATCCCAGATGAGGGAGCATTTGTAATACAAAAATGATAGCAGATGCACTGATGGTCACCATCCACAGCATTTTCTGATTCTCATCTACCTTCTTTTCAAGACCATCAAACTTCTCGGTAAACCTCTGGAACATCTTCTCATCATATTTCTGATGATCTTCAATCATCTTGATGATTGCTTGATTGGATTTATCACCCTCATCAAGTCTGTTCTCATGTCTCTCTAACACTATTGCAATCTTATTGCTGTTGTCAGAGATGGTTGTTACAGCACGTTCTAGCTTGTCCAACATCTCCTTAGAAAGATCTTCGTAGATGTCAAGCTTAGATTCTAGTACCTGAAGTTTTCCGAGTCCGAATGCCATTATTCGCAATCACACTTATGAGAGTTGTCAGATTTTTCTGCTTTAATTCTCCTGCGAATAGACTGCTTCAGAAGTTCTTTTTGTTTTTTGACAAACTCTTTTGAGTTCATCGTTTCTACTTCTTCTTTCAGTTTTAAATCTTGGGAGATTGCTTGAGCATAGTTGGGCATCTTGACATCCTTTCTGCCACGAATTGCATCGTTGCGTTTGTCTGTGTAATGTTTGATGATGCCAGTAGGATATACTCTAGAAATTTTTACGTCCTTATCAATGTAAGGTGGTCGGATGTAACGTCTAAGAACCTTACGGATCTCTGCTTCACTCTGACCATAGACAATCACTTCACCCAGGTGGGGGAGTTCTACTTTGAATCCAAAGTTTGCTGCCTCGGTGACAGGAAACTTTCTAGTCAGCATCTTCTTGATAGCAAGAAGTGCATCCTTCTTTCTCTTTTTACGGACACCAGGCTCCGAATCAGGTGGAAGTGAAACCTCACCACCTGTTCCTACACTATTTGTTGGTGCATCCTCGTTAAACACTACCTTCCAACTCCCGAAATACAAATTCATCCTGTGAGATATTTATGAGATCTTCTTCTCTGAGTCGTCCAATAAAGACCATGAAAGTCTTAAGAACTTCCCAATGAGAGTTCTCAATCTTGTAAAACAAAAGTGGTGTCGCAGCCTCACCAAATACATTATACAAAACTATAATATGATTAAGGATGAGGTGTGTGCGAAGAACACCACTTTTTTCGTATTTTCTTAGTAGTCTTTTGAGATATTTGAATCGTTTCATGTCATCCTCAAAGTCTTCACAGGTAACACTTTGAGGATTATTATAGTTTTTGATTGCAAAGAAGAGGTAATTATCCTCTGTCAGAATGTCGAATCGCATATCTCATGATGCATCAAGTACCGAATGTGATCGTTGCTGCACCGTCAGAGATGACCTCTTCTGTACCACCTGCAGAGGTGATGACCACTCTGTATTTATAACCATCTAGGGTTGCTCCTGCGAGACCACTGTATGCAAGAGTTGCAGTTGTGAAGTCTGCATAGGTGATACCTGCATCAAGGGAAGCAGTAAT